GGCACACAAAATGAGACCCCCCTCCCCAAATTCTAATCGTTTTCTAATAATTCTTGACAAATCCATTCTAATGTGATTCACATATAAATATCATTAAACTTTAATCAAACTTTAATTGACAATTAGATATATATATTGTATACTTAGTATAGAAAGTTAAGGGAGGAAACAAACATGAAAGTAAGAATTATCAAACCAACAACATCAGACATTGAAAAAGGTATTGCGTACGGTACAGAACTAGAAATAGTTAGTACAAATTTCGGTTTTATCAACGTTAAGTATTTTGAGGAAGTAGTTCCTTTTCTACCATATCAAATCGAATACATTTAAGGAGGTAATAAACATGTTATACAAATGGGTTGAAGAAGGAACACGATTCAATAATAAGAACTATCATTTCAGCATGTGGAACGATGAAGTATATAACAATGTAGTGGTACGTTGCACATATGGTAGTTACTCAACACAAGTAATGTTTTCAACAGATGAAGAACGATTTATTTACGAATCACTTGACGAAATGAAAGAACTGTTATATAGACATTCATACATTTAAGGAGGAAAACAACATGCAAGAATTTAAAGTAGGAGACTTAGTAGAGGTTTTAGAAAATAAATCATGGGCTAGCAAAGACAAATTTAATTTATTTGAAAAAGGTGATAGAGCTATTGTAAAAGAAGTTAACAATTACGATGTTAGAATAGGAGAATATGGGATAGCCAACTTAATCAGCAAAAAAGAAATCAAAAAAGTAGAACCAGAACTAACAGAATACGAAGAAGAATTAGTTTTACGTTTAGCTAAAGCAATAGAGTTAAAAGATAATTATGTAAAAGAACTAGAAGATTTAAGATATAAGACTTTAGAGTTAGAAGAATATCACGAAAAAGTTTCAATAGAAATTAAAGAAATTACCAAAAAACTATTGACAAAATAAACACTAATTGATATACTATAAGAGTAGTAAGGATACTACAAAAAATAATTTAAACAGTAGAGGAGAATTTATTATGAATTCAGTAACATTATTAGGACGTATCACAAAAGACTTCGAAGGAACAAAAGCACAAAACGGAACTTTAATAGCTCGCACTTCACTAGCAATCAATCGACCAAAAGAAGGCGTAGATTTCATTAATATCACAGCATTTAACAAAACAGCAGAAACAATGGGTAAGCACATTAAAAAAGGAGAACGTGTTCTAATCCAAGGACATATTCAAACTGGAACATATCAAAACAAAGAAGGTAAAACAATCTACACAACAGAAGTAATTGTTGACCGTTTCGAATTTATTGAACCAGCTAAAAAACAAGAAAAAACATCAAACGTACCATTCTAAGAACTTAGAGAGCTTTGCTCTCTTTCTTTTTAACTATTAAATGATATATATATCAGGAGGTTAAAATAATGAGATATAAACAAGTGAAACGCCTTTGGGAATTATTCGGAGAAGGTGAATATGGTTTAAATAGTTTTGATGAGTTCACATTTAACTTACACAATGAAGGTATCATTTCATTTAAACAGTATTTAAAATTTATTAAAAAATTAAAGAAAAAAGAAGGTTATAAACAATGACAATCTTAGAAAAAATAACATTATTAATAATTATTATCGCAACAGCTGTTTTAACAAGTTCAATCATTAGTGCGTTAGCTTTATTTTTACCATTTAATATATTTATTTTCGTTTCATTTTTTATATTAGTGTTGGTAATGACAGTTTGGATTATTTTTTAAGGAGGGTACAAAAATGTATTATTTAGCAAGATTAGTTAATGATAAATATGTAGAAATAAACCCGTTTAATTATGAATCGAAAGAATTGGCTGAATTAGATGTCAATAGTTTTAATATGTTATTAGAAATGGATAAAGAAAAAGGAGAATGGAAAGTAGTTAAAATAACAGAAGCTTAAGGAGGAAACAAAATGAACCTAAAAGAAGTAAAGATATTATACAATAAATTTAATAAAGAAAAAAGAACAATACCTCAATTTTTATGGTACCTATGGTGTATTGATTTAATCGAGTTACACGAAACCGTAAAATTCAGAAAGGAATGGTTACAAAATGAAATCAAAGAGTAAACTAAAATACAAATTCACCTTCAACAAACAGTTATATGGAGATATTGCAGATGACGCTCAAGCTAAGTTAGATAGGCTACACTTCGTTACACAACAGCGTGGGGACAGGTACCCTAAAATGGGAGCTATCTCATTAAATGAAGCAATGAACTTGATAGAAGGTCCATGGTCGAAATCATTAGATGTTTTAATCAACTATTTTTCCATGAGCCTTTCAGAAGTGAACCAGCACAAACTAGCAAGCACAAAACGTTTCATCGGGGATGAAATTGCTAAAAATGCTACATCAATTCCAAATCTCATGCTCGTTGTTTTAGAATACGCTCAAAAATTCGAAAGTCAAACAAAGAAAGATAAAAACCGTAGATTTTCAATCATAGCATATCAGGAGGGTTACGATGGTTAAGAATCCGTTTAAAAAAACACAAGAAGAAAAGTTATTACAGTTTATTGATAAATTTAGAAAAGAAAATATACCGAAAGACTTTAACCAAGTTGCCGGGTTGGATATGTTAACAAATAAAGACATTGATTACATTGTTTCTATCTCATCACGTACCGATGGTAAAAGCTTCAACTATATAGGAGCCTTAGCAGCTATATCTATTGAGTTTAATTTAAAAATGTGTTTGTTGGTTCGACATTTTACTATGAGGCAGTCGTACATGGAGCTACTTTGGGAGATATTCGATGTTATGCCGTATTTTGATGTTAAACTACTAGACTTCGAACGAGGAGATTCTTATACAAACGTAGAATACGATGGAAAGGTAATAGCAACAATAGCCGACATTAATAAGAGTACAGACTTAAAAAACTATTCAGCTTTCCTGAAGAAGTTTCCTATTCTAGTTTATGATGAATTTATCACATTAGAAACAGATTACGTACCACAAGAAGAATTACATTTCGCTCGTATTTATACAACAATAGACCGTGAAGATGAACCGCTACCTATCATTGGTAGTCCTAAAGTATTTTTACTAGGAAATCCAGAAAACTTTGCTAGCCCTCTAATGGGTCTTTTAGATATTTATAACGTGTTAGAAACACATCCAATTAACACAGGAGCTTGTTATGATATGGTTTATCTCGAAATGTTTCGCAATGAAAACCAGAATGCTAAACGTAATAGTAGAGCATTAAAACATTTGGATAATCCAGCTCAAACAGGAGACTTCACTTTCAACAACACCCATATAGCAAGCGATGCCGTTAGAACAAGAATACGACAAGGAGGTTTCAATTATTTCTTCATTAAATTAGAAACCGGATTTCTTAAAGTAATGTTTAATCTTGTAACAAAAGAGACATTACTATCTTACAAGGTTAACTCTAAAGAATATGATTACTGCACAGAAGTAGCAGATATTAAACCAGACGCTATCTATTTAAAAGAAACCTATTACAAAGAAAGTCATTACAAATATCATGAAAAAGGCAAATACTGGTATGATAATGCCTACACAAAAACATTACTAACAAGAGACCCTCAATTGATTCAATTAAAACTTTGGCGTTGCGTTAGCGAATATAGAGCACAACACCCTCTAACTGTTCCAGAGAGAGTTGAAAAGGAATACAAACAAGTTTATGAAGAACAAACACTAAAAGCGATATATAAAAGATTTTTCAGTTAGGAGTTTTACACATGAACGCATTACTAGAGCACGTTAAATGGTTAGACGGAACAACCTTTGAAGATTTTGAAAGATACGTAAAACAACGTAAAATACACCAATTCGATTGCGACATTGAAACGTTTTCTTATAACATGATTTGGCAGAAACAAGCACCTAAAAGAATGAAATCAAGAATGTTTACCTTTTGCGCTAGTTGGCATGAAAACGGGGTCATCTACACGGTAGCTTTTCCAGATTTCAGGTATTTCTTTGATGTTTATCATTATTATGCAAAACACTGTAATAAGAAAAAAGGAGAGCCAAACAATAAACGTCTTAAAATGTATTTACACAATGGAAATAAGTTTGATAACCATTTCATCGCTAAAATGATTCATGATGTTTACAAGGCTGACTATTACAACATGCAAGACGAAAAAAGCGAAGTCACTCAAAAGGTGGCTTCTCATATGTCTTTAAAAGAACAAGAAAATAACTATATTTTAGAAAAACGTGTTAAAGGTATTAGTCACTTATCTTTTTCAGGTAAAGTTAGAGATGTTATTATAGAGGTCGAAGATACAGTAATGAAAACAGGTTGTTCATTGGCTGTTTGCGGTACTATGTTAGAAGCAGGCGGTTTTTTAACGAAAGAACAATTAAAAACAACGTTTGATTATGAAAAATATCACTATCAAGAGAACATGTCAGATGAAAAAGCTCAAAAAGTAGCAATGGAGCTTTACTATCAACTGTCAGAAGAAGAATGGACTTATATACAAAACGATACAATTATTCTTTCAAGTTTGAGAATGAATTTTTCTAGTGTTTTTATGGGGTTTGATTTCAAAAAAGCAACAAAAACACAAAACATTATTAATGCTTACACTGTCAATAATTTAGCTAGGTATCAGATTCTAGGTAAAGTAATTACCAAAGAGGGTGTTAAAACAAAAACTCATTCAATTAACTATAGTGATTATTCTGTTAATGGTGAAAACTTCGCGACAATTATTCAAAAATTTTATAAAGGTGGTTTAAACTTCTATAACCAAGACTATTTGGCTAAACTAATCACAGATAAAATGATAAGCTTTGATATTAACAGCTCTTATCCGTCAATCATGTATGAATTTTCACTACCTCATATTTTAATTGATTACTGTGAAGAAAAAGAAACAGTGAATATAAATACTGAAATAGATAAGCAGTTTATGTTATATAGAGTGAAGAAAATAACATTTAATAGAATAATGTCTCAATTAGATACTAGAGTTGGTAGACAAATGTTAGTGAAGTATTTCAGAACGGTAGAAGATGAAGACGTTTATTTAACAAGTTGGACGTTTAAAATGTTAAAAGAGAATTTTAATTTAAATATTGAACGGTTAACAGTTGAACAATGGTATAAGTTTAGTGTAAAACCTTTTGGAGGTATTGAAAAGTTAATTGAATTTTATTACACCAAAACACAAGGAAAATCCAAAACATTGGTAGAATTTAAAGACAATAATCCGACTAATATTGTTTTTACCAATAAACCTAGTAAACGTGTATTTACTAAACCAGAAATAGACATTTCAAAAGTTAACTTAAATGGTATTTATGGAGCACCGGCTCTTAGACCGACCTATTCTATCGGGTATCGTGACGAAGATAATCAACTACATTTAGAAAGAAATGCTTTTCATAACACAGAAAGGAATGCGCTAACTTCTGTTTTTACAACCGGAGGTGCTTTATGGCGTTTAACACAACCTTTTAAATATTTAACAGGCAAAGAGATAGATAAGTGGTTTGTTTATTGTGATACGGATAGTCTTTACATGATTAAGGAATGTTTCGATAAGTTACCAAAAGAAATGTTCCATCCAGCAAATTTAGGTAGCTGGGATGTTGAGCACGAAACAATTGAAAAGTTCTATGTTTTAAACCACAAGAAATACGCTTATTACGCTGAAAACGAAATACAATTTCGTTGCGGTGGCGTACCGTTAGATAGTTTTGATAATAACATGAGTTTCGAGAAATTTATAGAAACACAATTCTCAAAAGGTGCTAAAGTAGCCAATAAAAGAGGAATCTATACAAACGAGGGCACAGTTGTCATTTATGATTCAGTAACAGAACTAGATGAAGGAAACACATATCCTGAATTTTATCTACCAGAAGATGAAAAAGAATTTAGTAAAATGATTGATTTAGCAAGAGAAGAATTGAAAGATGAAGATGACAGTGACGTCCTTTATTTAGAAAGCGATTTAGGAACCTTAGCTATAAAAGACCTTTGGCAATATGAATATGAAGAAACAAGTAAAGATATTTGGGATTTAGTTGTAGATTCAAGAGAAATTAACCAGATTCTAATCGAAAACTAATTGACAATTAGATATATATATCTTATACTTAATTCATAAAGTTAAGGGAGTGTTAATCATGTTATTATCATTTTTAAGAGAAGAAGCAGAAGGACACTATTTTATTGATTTAAATTACAATGTTTATCTTTATAAACCAAGAGATATAAGAGTAAGCTTTGTAAAATTTGTAAGCATTGAAAAAAGTACATTAGAAATGTATGGAGAAGTAACGGAGGTAGAAGCATAATGTTAAGAGAAAAAGAATGTAATTTAAAACCAAGAATTTATAAGGTAGAGTATTTAAAAGTTTTTAATCATTTAGTACATGAAAAAGAAGTGTATTACGAAGCTGAATCACAAGCACACGCAATTCAAAAATGGGTAAATGAACATGGTGATATTATTACTAATGCATTCGTTAGATGTACGGAGGTACTAATTCAATGGAATTAAACTATTATGAGATTCATATTTTAAATGTTGATAAAAAAGATTTTGATGTTTACATTGTAATGGCTTTAGATAGAAACGATGCTAGATTACAATTTGAAAAAGAATTTAAAGAAGATAATCACGCTTTATATTATATGAGAATTAAGAAATTGGAGGGAATTTAAATGGAACTAACAAGAGAAGAATTTTTAAATGAGTATTGGAATTGCGTTAAGAGAATTTGTTCACAGTATCATGCACCATTCAATAAAGTGGTGGGTAATAATGCCTATCTATGTCAAAAAGGTATTTATAATCCAACTGTAATTAAAGAAAGACAAATGGCTAAAAATTTAGGAATTTCTTATAATGCTTTTTTAGACCATCTAGCAGAACTATTAACATGGGAGGACCCTTTAAAATGAACATTGTTGAATGGAGAATTATACCAGATTTTACCAACTATGCCGTAAATATCAATGGGGAGATATTAAATATTAAAACACATCGAAAATTAAAAGAACGTAGTCATAACCAAGGGTACAAAAAAATAATGTTATCAAACAATGGAAAGACAAAACAATTCTATATTCATCGATTGGTAGCACAAGCCTTTATTCCTAATCCAGCGAATTTAGAATATGTAAACCATATTGACGAAAACAAGGATAATAATCATGTATCAAATCTTGAATGGATTTCAGCTAGAAATAACGTTATATACTCCATATCTAACGTGTATGAAGCTTTGAGACCTGATGGATATAAAGTATCATTCTTAGGACATGGAGAGCTTAAAACAGCGGGATTTAATCCAAAACTAGTAGAATGTGTAGCTAATAATGAAAAATTAGAGTATCGTGGATACCAATGGCGTAAAGTTGGTACTAAAGCTGAAATAAGAAAGGGTGTTGATAATGCCTAGCTACAAAACTTATACAACTGAACAGTATCAGGCGTTTTTAAGTCAACCATTTGGGTATGACTTTGGTATCAGTGACGAAACAATAGCACAATGGTTTATGATTCAGCCAGGAGCTAGACCTGTTATCAATTCATACGGCGTCACAAAAGCAAATTTACTTTCTGAATATATTCCTAAGTTAAAACAAGAGTTTGGAGGTTCGTTAGTATTTCTTATGACTACAGTTTCAGAAGGTGGCGGTGCTGGTAACTGGGTAAACCATTACATGAGTGATACTAGTGATACTGGTATGGGGTGTATGATAGATGATATTGATTATATAAAAACAACATTTGACCGACATTTTCCTCCTGCAATTAGTGCTCCAGAAGTCGGTGGGGCTTACACAGAAGATGAGGAAGGTTTAACTATGAAAGTGTATAACGCTGTCCCTGATGGTTCTATAGGGTCTTATTTCATTCCCTCTACAATGGCTGGTAATGCTTGGATTTTTGGTTCACAATGGTGTTTAGCTAATCAAGGTGCCGCCCCTCCGGCTGTATATTTTGGAAATCCATACGACCAATTAATTGATATTATTAAGTCTTTTGGGGCAGACCCTTTTAAAGAAGGTAGTACGGCAAAGCCTAATCCAGATACACCTAAAGGAGACCCTAACGAGTCAGGAAACAAACCAAAACCAAAACCAGACATTCAGAAAGCAATTGATAAAATACTAGATGAAATAAATAAAGCTTTAGATAATCAAACAATACAAGGAAGCCCATTACTAAGTTATAATGACGATGTGACAATAGAAAGAACTTTTAACAATAGCTACAAGATTAGTTATACCTCATCATTTAAAAAGAAACTTTCTGACATGTTGAATGCTAGTGACTTAGGTTTAATCACTGATGATGGTGCACAAACAAATCCACCAAAAGAAGACCCTAAACCACCAAGCATTGAGGGGGGTAAAGATTCCAAAACAATGAAAAAAATATATGATTGGTGTAATCAAAACCAAGGTCAAGCATTCGATACTGACGGATATTATGGAGCACAATGTGTTGATTTAATTAGCTGGATAAATACGAAAGTTTTTGGTTTAGGATTAGATACATCAGGAGATTACGCCAAGAATATTTGGAATAATCCAGTACCCTCCGGATGGTATAAAGTAAATGGTAATCCTAATGATGATAATGCTTCTCGTGAGATATGGAACACTTTGCCTAACGGAGCAATCGTTTGGTGGACCAATTCAGGAGCAGGACACGTTGGAATTAAAGCTGGAGACTTTGCAACAACTTTACAACAAAATTGGACGTCTCACGGTTTAGGAGGACCCATCGTTTTAGCAGATTGTGCCAGCTGGATGGTATCATCAGGTAGTGGTTTTTTAGGAGCTTGGGTAACAGATAATTAGAAAACAATTAGAAAATAAATTGGTATACCTCTCCCCCCCACCGGTAGGGGGGAGGCTTAAGCCTTGATAATGCTAGATTCTTATATGAGAGAAAAATGTGGTATAGGAGGAATAAATAACATGGAGAAAGATTATATAAATTACACTTGCCAATATTGTGGTGAAAAATTCAATGATTTAAAGAGGTTTATGGGGCATGAAAATTTTTGTAGTAAAAGGAAAATAGATATTTTAGATGATAAAGACAATATCAAACCAAATCATTACAATAAAGGAAAGAAAGACTTGATAGAAATGTGGTATCAAACAATGACCTTAGAACAATTTAGAGGTTCTATGAAGTCAAATATCATTAAGTACACAATGAGGTATGAGAATAAAAATGGATTAGAAGACATCGATAAAGCTATCGAATATTTAACTAGATTGAAAGGATATGAAGAAAATGAAACTAACAGAAATTGAAATAAAAATAAAAGATGAAAAGTTAAAAAGACATATGGAACTAATAGAAGCTTTTATAGAAGCACAAACGCAAGAATTTTATAAAGCAATTGAAGAAATATCTGAAGAAATATCGAAAAAACCCTAGGTTAATCCTAGGGCTTCTTTTTATACTTTAACTTCCGTATAAGCTTTTTCAATCATTTTTAAACCGAAGTTATCATAATTATATGTTGTTTGATTTTTTGAACCTCCGTAACGATTAATTAAATCATTAGCTTCTTTTACATAAGTCATATTAGGTAAGTACATGCGTTTATCTCCGCACACGAACCATTGTTCTGTGTTTCCGTTATTTTGTTTTTTTAAATAAATAAACATCTTATCATCCTCTTTCTGTGGTTTTGGTAATGGTTTTGGTGATTCTGGTTGTTTTCCGTTAGCAACTTCTTGCGCCATTCTCACAAGTTTGTCAATGTTTATACCTCCAGGGCATGCTGTTGCTGTTACTTCATTATGCGCTTTAATAGTTTTTCTGTTGATAGGTAATCCGTAACGTTGACAAATGTCAGCAATTAATTTAGCACTGTTTCTAAGTGTGGCATCGCTAACGCTCCATGAGGGAGCTCCCGTACTGTTTACATGCTCTAATCCAATAGAACGATGATTTACATTAGGAATAGTTGGGACGTCGCTACCACCTGTTCCTCCTGCGTGATAAGCAGTGTAATTTTCACCAACACAACCGATAATTTCATTATCTGTAATTTCATAGTGAGCGGAAGTCCAATTTCCTGAAGTTGTATACCATGTTGACATCGCAACATCTTTATTAGTTGTCGCATTGTGGTGTATAACAATAAACTCAATTCTGTCTTGTCTAAGTTCACAATACATAGCGTTAGGGTTCACGCTAGTTGTTAATTTTGAATAAGTTTCCATTTAGTCACCTCCTTTCGGGTTGTTATCGTAATCATTTTGAACCTTTTCTAAAGCTGATTTTAACCAATTAGGCAAAGTAACTCCCATCTCTGTTAGGTTTTCAAAAATTGAAATTCCATAGGTAGCCCCAAAGAAGAATAATAAACTATATCCTAAGAAGTCAACGCCTCCTAAGTGGCAAAAAATGCTTGTCACAACAATCGTTGCAAAAACTGACATGTGTTTCATCATACCAGCTAAACCAATAGTTGAATTAGCTTTTTTAGTTACGAAAGCTTTTGTATAACCAGTAAACATATCTCCTAAAATTAAAGTACTTATTACTAAGAACCAGTAATCGTGAGCTAAAAAGTTAATAGCATCTAATAAAGTAATAAATGTAATTTGTTGCATTAAACGTTTCTCCTTTTGTTTTCTAGTGGATTTTGTGTAAATGGATTCTGTTTATTGTTGAAATGCCAGAAACGAACACCAGCCATTAATAAAGCTTTTAATTGTTCCATATACTGGGTAGGGATACCGTTAATTTTAAACTGCCCATCAATTTGTAAATAGTTACAGATAGTCATAGAATGAATATCCTCTACAACACCTTTTTCGTTAAATTCAAAACCCATCATGCTGTAATATTTTCTTATTTTTTCTACTTCTGCTTCACTGGGAGCCGAAAACTTAACAGTAAAACCGAATATATCATTTTTAATATTAAAGGCTTGTCCTCCGTTGCTTGTTGTTAAGCTTGGTGAACTTAGAGCTAAGTCAGCAAATTCAGCACGTTGTTTGCGATAGTATTCAGTATCACTAGCAATCTTACTACCAATGTTAGTTAGTGATAAACCACCTCCCATAAGTGAATAAGCATCAGTGAATATATTAGTAGCTTTTTCTAATATCGATTGGTTAGGGTCTGCTAAGTTCTTACCAATGTTCTTTACACGACCTGTAGTCGTTTGTGAGTTGTTATAAGCAATAGTGTTGGCATTGTTTGCAAGTGATAATTTATAATTGTCAATTAACAATGGAACTTGTGTAAAGTTGTTATAAGTTAACGAATTATTTAAGAATGTTCCAGTAGGTACACCTTTTTCTTCTTCACTACTTGCTTGCCAATATCTTACAAAAATCCTCATTTCATTATGGAAACCAAGCGATTGACGCATTCCAAATTGAAGCCCAGCGTCAGGGATTTGTGCTAAGTCTAAGTTTAAAGATTCTCCAGCCCAATTGTAAACTTCACATGTGTAATAGCCTGCTCTAAAAATGTGTTCTTCATTAGACGGAACTTTTAAAACATACATCAAATCAGATTTTCTGGTGTTCATAGAAATTAAATTCCCCTCCATCGACAATCCACCGTCTGGTAGTTGATAAAGAGTGTCAAAATCTTCGTTGTTTAGTTTTACTTTTATCAATTTAGTTAAGTCAATCATTTCTTTAGGTAATAAAGTAATATCACTAATGTTTTGACCTATCCATGGATAATCTCTCAAAGCAATAGAAAATTTTTGAAAATTTTTAGATTCTACCATATACAAACCTACGGGGCTGACAATTTTATCATATGAACCTCCTTTTGGTAATTTAATAATTGGTTTTTCTAAACTACCAAAGTCAGCCGATAAGTCAACACTAGAACGAATAAGAACAACCAAATCTTTAAATTTATAGTTTTTTTGATATACATACTGTTTAGATGTTGCTTGCAAAATATCACTATTTGTTTTAATTTCTATTAAACGTCTTTGATACATATTTTCTGGTAAATGTTGACGGTTTATTGTAACATTTGAAATACCAGTTAATACTTTGCCTTGTGTAAACGTCATTAATACATCTACAACCACTTGAAACATTGTTACTTTTTCATTTGCATACTGAGTAGTCATTACATAGAAATAGTAATCTTTTCCAGTGAAACCATCTTTAAAGTGACCGTAATTGATACCGTCACAATCCTCATAAGGAATAGGCAAACGCAAAGTAAGCCTATCCTTTACAAGATTGAAATCACCTTCGAAAGATACTTTTTTAAAACCACTCGTGATAAAGAAATAACGTTCTCTTTCTTCATTACTATCAAAATGAATTGTCTCATTTAACGTTGTCATTGGTGTGTCATAAAATAAAGTAATCTTTGAAAGTTTCATCTTAGAAAATCCCTTCTATCCATTTTATTTTAATTGCTGGGTCGTTATTAACAACTGAAAATCCACTCTCGCTTCCCGTAACGCTTTTACAAGCTGTAAATGTTAATTTAGTGTGGGTGCTATCTCCTGTGAATCGACATTCGCCCATCGTCATTGTTTTATCAGCTGTGTCATTTACTAGGTTAGACCATTGGAATGTTGGGTTGTCAACAGCCTCAACAAGTTTCACTTCATTCGTGTAATCTGAGGCAATTCCGAATTTTAGTTGTCTGAAACGTCTAGTAGATACCTTTAAAGGAATTTCAGAACCAACCCCGTAATTTCCTTCAGCTATCCGAGTTGCTTGGTCAATACGTTTCCATTCTTTGGAGTTATTATTACCACCTCCACCTTTAACAGATGAATGAATATAATAAATAGAACCGTTGTTTGTTTCTACTAAGAAATATGTTTTACGGTTTGCATGTTCGCCTGTAACGTATAACTCACATAAATAACCGTAATCTGGGAAAATATCTGGTAGAGGAACATCACGCCAACCACCATTACCACCAAACACAGTTGCATATTTTCCGAATGGTACATCCCAAAATGATGGGTATTTTTGGTCGAGGTAGTTATCTTTTAATAAATGACCTCTTGCTTGTTGTAAGTCTGTTGGTGCGATAAAACCTGCTGTCATCTCTGTTGCTAAAGCATGGTTTTGATTTTCATCTCCATCATTATGACTAGCCCATTGTTCTAATAACCACTCAATCGCTTCAGGTGTTTTCATATCTTTTAAATCCATTGTATCTCCTCCTAGTAAGTATAATTAACAAAGTCAGTTCCGTTACCAACACCACGACAAATTACTTTTCTGGCTGTTGTATCTACTTCAACACCGTAGAAACTACCCTCTTTGTCAGTACCTTTTTGCCAAGGGTCTTTTTTACCAAAGGCATTAATGAATGCAATCATTTTATATTTACGTGTTTCAGTAATTGCATAATCGATTTCAGAATGAACGTGTCCTACAAACACTCCAACCATGTTTCCTTTACCTCGTGTAGCATTGTTAAACTTAATTGTTGGGTTGTTTGTGTTGTCGATTCCGACTAAGCTATTGGCTGGGATTGTGTAATCATCACCATCTATAAATGCATTTAGAGCTTCCTCTACGTTGATACCATTTAACATTGTTTTAATTCCTGTTTCAGCTGTGATAGGTCTGTGAGCTAATAAAATGAAATGTTCATCTGCTTTAACAGTGTTCATGAATTGGCTTAAGGCTAATAATTGAGCGCTTGAAATAGCTCCTCCTTGGTAAATATGGTCTGTTTCTTGAAAATTACCATCACCATCGGTTTTTTCACTGAAATCATCCGTGTATAAGTAGAACATGGCAATTTTTTTATCAGGGAATCGAATACCACCGTATAATTTAGAACCCATGGTTTTTTCGATTTCTGCTTTACTTAGAACCATTTGACTACCGTGTCCCGGAGTCCAATTGTAAGGTACTCCACCTTTATCATGGTTACCAACAACACCAATTTTAGGAGTTTTTCCATATCTTAAAGCAGTATTTGCAAAACGTAACATATTCTTTTGAGCTGAATACTTAATATCTGATGGGATTTGTGTGTCTAAACCTTCACCAATCGAACCACTGTTGCTGTCTACGTTATCACCGTTGTGTACCGCAACATCGCAAACATTTTCCAAACGCTTGAATTGTTTAAGTACTCGGAAATTGTTGTACTTTTGAACGAAATTATTTTCTGGATATAAATGTAAATCTGTAATTAACGCAATGTTAAATTTTGTGGGGTTAACACTGTTAATTGCTACATTAATGTTTCGATATTCTACGGGTACTTTACTTGTAATTTGTTCTGTGTCTACGTCAACAGTTACAAGAGTACCGTCAGGGTCAATATTATCTACACGTTCGTTTAAGTCAGCTATTTTACCATCTAGCTCTTTCATAACAGCTTCTAGGTCTTTTGAGTATAATCCGTCTGGTAAAGCTTTAATAGCGTTTGTTAGCTCTCTCACCTGTGGCTGACGACCCATAGAAAGTAATTGAGTATAATCAATGTTAGAACTTAATAAAACGTCAGCTTTTAATTTAATCACTTGCTCAATGTTATCTTCAGGGTTTAAACCATGTTTCCACTCTCCAAGTTTTGTTAAATCAACTGTGTTTGTATCTTCAACATCAAGCTCTCTCTTATCAAGTTTCTCTAACAACTTGACAAAATTATCTAATTGCTCGTTTAAACTAGCTAGATATTTATAGTAAGATTCGCTATTGGTGTTAAAATCACCGTGTTGGTATCTTGGATAAATTCCGCTAGAATGTGGGAAATTTGTAAAATTCATATTTTTCTCTCCTTTACCATGTTTGTAAGAAACAACGTCTATCATATTCTTTTAAATATCTATCCCAAGCACCTGAAAAAGCTTTTAATGCACTAGCATCATAACTCTTGCTGTTGGTGACTGTTGTTTGCTCATTGTTGTTTGTTGACTTGTCAGCGGATTTTGCAATATTGTTTTCGTCGCCGTAATCCATTTCAAAAGAATTTAAGTCAAGATTGATTTTATCTTGAGGTAATGTGCTTCTTAAATCTCTGTTTTCTGATAAGCTTTCGTTGCTTCCAGTGCCTGTAGTTGTTGATTCTGTTTCGTTATTGTGAATAACAAAGTTTTCGTAGTTTTTATAAAGTATCTCTATTTCTTGCTCGTAAGATAATGAAGTATATACAACTTGAGAAGCAAAGTCTTCTACCGTTTGTCTACCAATTTGTCTGTTTAAAAACTTATTTATAAACATTTTTTTGATGAATTTGTCAACTTCTGGTGTTGGGAAAGTATAACCAGCAAAGAATACTTCTGTGGTGATTTTTTCTACATCTTCATCGTATCGCATTGCTTTTTGAATGAAGCGAAATTTGTTGTTATCTCCTGTATACTCACCGTTGTTAAAAAACTCATTCTTTCCCTGTTTCAGGAGTTCCGTTTGTAGGATATCCATTAGGGAAATTGTTATTAGACCCACTATTTTCACCACCTAACTTTTCATTTAAAATAGTAAGTTTTGTTACCATTTTATCATTCATTACTGGGTAAACTTTAGCACCATAACGCTTGTTTAATTTATCCAAACCGTTTTTACGTGATTCAATGTTCACATTACCGTTAGCAGTCTGATAAGCCTCGCCTGAATTGCTTTCGCTTTCTGTAACACCACTTTCTTTATCAACGCCTAAACCACTTAAACCTATCATAGAATTAAGCTCGTTTAAAGCGTTAGAGTATTCTCTTTTTAGTTCAGTCATTAGAGTTGAAATGTTTGAACCGTCAAATGTTTGAATGTGTTCGTCAGGGTCAAAAGCTCCTGTAATGTTAACGTAAGGGGCTCCGTTGTAAAGTGATTCAACGATTTGTTCGGCTGTTTGGTCGTTTGGATCTCCGATTATAAATGTTGTAATTTTAGACTGCATTTTTAAACTATATCGAGAGCAAACAATTTCTGCAAGTTCCATAGCATAGTGTTTGACAATCTCGTAATCACTAGTATAATTTAGAATTTTGTTTCTTAGAACAATAAAATTACCAGTTTGGCAATCGTCAATTTCTGTGATTTCTTTCATGATTGGTAACCGATGTTCTTTTGCTACTAACCACTGAATGTCTCTACCATCTAAAGGGTCAGAAATTACAAAATTCGCTGGGTCTGATACGGTTAATTTATTTGTTGAAATACCAAGTAAACGAATAGCTCCACTTCTTGTTTCGCCAATAATACAATCATAACCACCTCTTAAAGCAACTTCTACTTTAAGCCAATCGATAGCTAGTTTCTTGTCACTTAAATCTACATAAGTAATAATAGTAGGTAGAATCTCCAAGTAACGATTGTAGAGAATACGGGCGAACCTATCTCTATGAGTGGTCACCCGTTCCGCTACTTTTAATCGTAACTCTGATTCCAACCCATCGCTGAATTGAGGGTTGAACATTTAAATACCTCCTTGTTATGCCGTTACAGTGATAGTTGATGTTGCTGTTTTTGCTTCATCTTCTGTTGTAACGGTAATTGTTGCTGTTCCTTCTGCAACTCCTGTAACTTCCCCTGTGGCTGATACTGTAGCTTTAGTATCGTCACTTGATTTGAATGTTACGTTCTTATTTGTTGCGTTTTCAGGTTTAACGACTGATGTTAGTTGTGTTTTAGCTCCTACTGCAACGCTTGCTGTTGTAGGAGTTAATTCAACACCAGTCACGTCTACTTTGCCGCTTTACCTTTTACTAACACTTTATTATAGAAAGGACTAATTGCTTTCATTGAGTAGTAATGAATCCAGTAAGTTACTTCATCAAATTCAGGATTGTAAAATGGTGCTTTCAACATCCCTTTAGTGAAACGATTGTAAACGATAGAATCAACGTCTAAAATCATAGCCCATAAGTCATTAGATGGTTTGATTTCTTCGAATTGGTCTGCTACTGATGGTAAATACTTAGTAACGTCGAATGTTACTACTGCATCTTTAGGAATTGTTGAGTTTGTTGTCACTTGATAATCTCCTAAAGCTTTAAGAGCTGTTACAACTTCTTCAGTTACTTTGATGTCAGCTTTCGCTCGGAACACACCACCTAAGTCAGGGAATGCGATAATGCGGTCTGAAAAGTCAATACCGTTGATGTGGTAAGTGTTAGCGAGTTTACTGTCAAGTAAACGAGCTTTAATTTCTGTAGTTGTTAGAATCATTAACTTTTCCATTTTAGACATTGTAGTATAACGACCAATACTTCCACCTGATGCCTTATTAGCTTCATTGTATTTGTCTTGGTTTGTTTGTAAGTTCATCATCTCTACAGCAATTTTTTTGAACATTTCCTCCATGTCAGCAACTTCAAATACTTGAGAATCTTTATCCAATTGATTCTCTGCATAGTCTACTAACATACCTTTGATTTGACGTTCTTCGTCTACGTTAATATCAGAGATTTTTTTCTTATAGACAGCGATAGCGTATTTCACACCGTCTTTTAATGTTAACCAGTTTTGGCGAACATCGTTATTATTTAATGTAAACTTAACTTTACGAACGATACCAGGTCCGTATAATTTAGTAATCATATCAGGATAGTTACGTTTAAGCATTAATAGTTCATCTTTTGATAAATCCATATTTGTTGGAATAGTATCCTTGATTACATATTCCTCACTGTATTGACCAACGAAGTCAACTTCTTGAGCTAACCAGTCAAACGAGTTTCCTAAAGCTACTTGAATTAAACGGGTTTCATTAAGCTTAGGGAATAAGAATTTATTAATAAATGTTTCGAATTGTGTGCCTACTGAAGTCCAGTTTTGACCTAAAGTCCAAGCTTCACCAAATTCATGGTTGTAGTTGTCTAAGGCTGTTTTTACGTCAGCCGCTAATAAGTTAGCTGCCGCTCTCTTAGTTGTTGCCATATTATTCTTCTCCTCCTAGATTGTGTAATTTTTGTTCGTATTCATCTTGTGATTGTGGTGCAATTGACATTGAAGCAGATAACTGTTGTTTCATACTGAATTTAGAATCAGTACCCGCTTCTGGAGTTGTCATTTTTGGTTCGTGTGAACGTTCTAATTCTGTTGCGCTCATTTCTTAGCACTCTCCTTTAATTTCTTTTTTAATTTTAATAATGCCAGTTTTTGGCTAGGTTTTAACATTTGTTGCACTTTCATAGTGTGACCTCCTATAAGTCTAATAACTCCGCGATTTCTTCGGTGTCTTCATCTACTGGTTCGCCTTGTTCTGAATCAGCTCCGATTACATCCATTTCATCGCTTAAGTCTGTTTCTTCCTCTACAGTGTCAGCTGTTTGGATAGTTGGTGTTGCTAAACTTTCGATAGATTGTTGAATAGCTTTCAATAAATCCATGACTTCTAGCATTGATGGTTCTGGTGTTACATCTGGAATATCAGACGGTTCTTCTGTAGGTGTTTCGGATACTGGCTCGACAACAGTCTCTACTGGTTCATCTGGTGTTGCTTCTGTATCTACAACTTCCTCTTTGATTTCCTCTGCCATGATTTCACCTCGTTTCATAATATAATAAAATAGTCAAGGGTTTTATCTTCGTTAGTTAGTGTGAATCGTTGTCACCTCTTTTGTCATTCCCTCGACTACTATTATAGTTTATCATCAAATTCTCATAATGTCAAGTTATTTATTAGAATGAAATGAGAATAAATAAGATTTTTCTAATATGATAGAACGATGAGAAAATGATAAGATTTTTCAAATATTAGAATCGCATTAGAATTTGGGGAGGGGGGGTCTCATTTTGTGTGCCCCCTGACTCTTATACACA